GCAAGTACAGGTGATGCATCATATCAATTAGCATTTGGTAGTACCGCGGCAAATGGTGGTGGTACACCACAATTAAGACTTAGAAAAGGTATCGACACCACTTGGAATTCTTGGTATACGGTACCATTAAAGGCAACGGCATCTTTTAGTTCTGTGAGTAGCGTAACTGTTACACATAATTTTAACACAAAAGATGTTATGGTAATGGTTTATGATAATAATGATGAAATGTTTTGGCCATCTACAATCGTAACAACAAGTGTAAATGTGGTTACGATAACATTTACAACTAACAGAACCGGTAGGGTTGTAATTATCGGATAAAATCGGTATATTTTAGTATGTTAAGAGAAAATGTAATTGTTAGTGGATCTTTAGATGTTAGTGGACAATATATCATACCTAGAGGACCTAGAGCTAATAGACCATCAAGCCCAGAAATAGGTTCACTTTATTTAGAAGAATCAAGTAGCGGAAGTTTTGTTGTAACATACACAGCAGCATCAAATAGAGATGATGGTTGGGAGCCGGTCGGTTCACAAAATACTGATAGAATTGGATTTTTATACAGACAAATAATTAATTTTTCATATTTGGCTGGCGGTTATAAGGATTCGTCACCATGGAAAAACGTACATAGAACAACAAATGCAACAGACCAGACGGTTCACTTAGGTGAATTAATGGACTATCCCGCATCATATACTTCTGGGGCTTGTAGCAAATCGATATTATTTGTTTGGTCAACTAATACAGATGGATTATGGAAATCAGCAACACAAATACACTCAACCTGGACCACTGGTGTTCACATGGTTAATGAAACAGCATATGCTCATCAATCTAAATGGGATTTAGCAAATGCAAGAGATGATTTAGGTACTTTATTCCAAGAAACTGAATTTGCATGGGTGTTTGGTGGTGGTGTTGCAACTGTTGAAAAGTTTAATTTAACCAATGAGACAATGTATAGTGTATATTATCCTAATATGCAGCCATACTTAACATTAAAAACGTCTATCACCAGTTCACTAGGTTGTTCTGGATTTTCTGATGAAAATTATGGATATGGTTATGGATCTGAAAGTGGTAATAAACTATTTTTTGCCACAGATACATTCACAAATAACCAACAATGGGGGGCTAGCGGTCAGCAAAAAGGTATTAGTTCCAAATGGGGGAAAGGATATGCGGGTAATGAGGGGAATTATAATGGTGGATACAACTTGAGAAGATGGAATGTGTTTAATGAAACCAATATTGGTAATGTCGCAAAACCACACGGAAACTGTGGAGAAGAAAATTTTACTATGGGTCAAGACCACCAGTATATGTTGGGAAACTATGACGGTTTGCAAAATAACACAAGTTGGAAATTTATCTATGCTACTGATACCGGAACTGTTAACCCATCTGGTTTAGCGCCAGGTGTTAACGGTGGAACATCTTCTGGGCATTGTGGTTGGAGAAATTAAAAAATATATTTATAAAATATGCGTCACGATAACATAGAAATTAGTGGTAGTTTAAGAGTTCAAGGTGTATCTAAACCACCTAGGGGTTCTAGGGCAAATAGACCGGCAAACCCTGTTACCGGTTCACTATATCTTGAAGAGGCTGCCAGTGGTAGTTTTTTGATGCTATATACTGGATTAGATAATGGTGATAGTGGTTGGGTTAGAGTTTCATCACAAGTTAATTCAAATGTTGGATTTAAATTTAGACAAATTATTGCCGTATCATATCTTGCCGGTGGATATAAAAATTCATCACCATGGAAAAATGTGCACAAAACAATTAATTCAACAGATCAAACCTCACATATTGGTGAATTACTAGATTTCCCCGCTTCGTATACATCAGGTGCGTGTAGTAGATATATTTTCTTTGTATGGTCTGTTAATACTGATAATACATTTAAAGGCCCATCAGATGTACATAGCACAAGAACTTCAGCAATTAATATGGCAAATGATACTAACTATGCACACCAGGCTAAATTTAATATTAGTTCAAACCGAAGTGACTTAGGCACAATGCATAAAGAAACAGAATTTGCTTATATGTTTACAGGTGGTAGCTCAACAGTAGAAAAATTTGATTTAAGTAATGAAACAATAATGACCGGATTCAATTTAACAACTATTGATGGTGGCGATGGTGGTTCAGCATTTTCAGATGAAAACTTTGGTTATGGTTGGACATCAGCAGCAGGAATTAAATTTAGTTTTGCTTCTGAAACATTTACATCTACAGGCATGTGGGGTGCTCACTCGCAACAAAAAGGAATTAGTTCTAAGGTAGGTAAAGGTTATGCTGGGAATGAAGGTAGTTATTCTGGTGGGTATAATTTAAGAAGATGGAGTAATGCAAATGATACAAACATTGGTAATGTCGCAAAACCACACCCTAACTGTGGCGAGGAAAACTTTACAATGGGTCAGGACCACCAGTATATGTTAGGTAACTATGACGGAGCACAGAATAATACAAGTTGGAAATTCTTTTACGCAACAGACACTGGAACAACAAGTGTAAGTGGATTAGCTCCAGGGGTTAATGCCGGTACATCTTCAGGACATTGTGGTTGGAGATCATAAAATAATTATATAAAATGATATACGAGAATTTAGAAGTTAGTGGTAGTTTAAGATCCGATAGAGTAGTTAATAGACCTCCTAGAGGTACTAGAGCTAACAGACCTAGTAATCCTAGATCGGGATCATTGTACCTAGAAACTTCCACCAGTGGAAGTAGCTATTTGATGTTGTATACAGGAATATCAAATATTGATGACGGTTGGGAAAGGATTGCAGCGCAAGAACCACAACCCACAGCATTTAGATACAGACAGATTATAAATTATTCTTATTTAGCTGGAGGCTATAAAGATTCGTCTCCATGGAAAAACGTTCACAAAGTTACCAACTTAACCGATCAAACAACACATATTGGAGAATTATTGGATTTTCCAGCATCGTATACATCTGGTGCTTGTAGTAAGTCTATTTTCTTTGTATGGTCTGTTAATGATGATAATGCGTGGAAGGGGCCAGATAATATTCATGGTACCAGAACATCCGCTATTAATATGCTTACAGACACAAAATATACACATCAAACAAAATTTAATACAGGTATTGCTAGAAGTGATGTTGCAACTATGCAAAAAGAAACTGAGTTAGCTTATCTAATTTCTGGTGGTTCAACAACTATAGAAAAATTTAATCTATCTAATGAAAGTTATGTTAGTGGATTTGCTGTAACATCTATAAGCGGAAACGACGGTGGTGGTGCGTTTTATGATGAAAGTTTTGGTTATGCTTGGACAAGTAGCGCCGGGATTAAGTTTAATTTTTCAAATGAAACACCAAGTTCTTCCACACATTGGAGTGCACACGCTCAACAAAAAGGTATCCCTTCAAAATATGGGAAAGGTTATTGTGGGAACGAGGGATCATATAACGGCGGTTACAACTTAAGAAGATGGAGTAATTCAAACGACACAAACATTGGTAACGTAGCAAAACCACACGTAAACTGTGGTGAAGAGAATTTTACAATGGGTCAAGATTGGCAATACATGTTAGGTTGTTATGATGGTAGTGGTCAAAATAATGTAAGCTGGAAATTTTATTATGCAACTGATAGTGGTTCTAGTAGTGTAACCGGTTTAAATCCGGCGGTAAATGCTGGTACATCTTCAGGACATTGTGGTTGGAGACAATAGTTGATAATTTAAAATATTTTACTTATATTAGAACAAAAAGAATTTTATTTATGGAAGGTTACAAATATGAAAGATCAGAGAATTTAAATAATCCATTCGATAACAAATTGATGGAAATTTCAGAAAACATGTCATTTGCTCTACCAAAGTACAAAGCATATAATTTTGTTGGTGGGGCTCAGATAACTCCATACGCAAAATTAAAACAGTGGTTGCTAGAGTTAAGAGGTAGAGAAGATGCGGTACAGCATCTTGAATATACAGTAAGAAAGGCAGAACTTGAAATTCAGATGGATGAAGAAAGTAAGGAATTTATTACTGATCCTAAAAGAAAAGAGATGATCAACTTAACTGTTGCCGATAAACACATCGACTTAAGAAAGTTTAAAAGAAATCTTAAAGACGCGTACAGAGAAAGACAAGGTTTCATCGATTTGATTAAAGAATTTTTAGAATCAGAAGATGCTATTTTACCAGATGGAACAAAATTGATTGATGTATTTGGGAATCCTGAATTGGAAGAGAAGTATGAACATGAATATTGGACTGTACGTATGGCTAAACAAGCAATGCTTGATATGATTTCTTATGGTAGAATCGGAACGGGTAATCTAGATTCAATTTTAATGATGGAACCAGAACAACAAAAACAAGTTCTATCTTTAGCATCAGCATATACAATATCGATTGATAGAAATATTAATCAATTGATGACACAAGCAACAACAAATCATTTTACAATTGAAGAATCATTAAAGAATCAATTAAAATTAGATGAATCAAATAAAATAGAAACTGAAAAATTATTATAATGACACATATTATTTTTAAATTACAAGGTAATGTCCCTGGGTACGTTCAAATCATAGGTATGTATTTAAACTACAACTATGGTAGAATTGCGGATGAATATAATGACATGAGGGTGGAACTCAATCGTTTAGGAGCGAGCGTCATTCCTGCAGAAGTTGCCAAGGGATTTGTTTTTGCTGACATCTATAAAGATTATATTAGTGTGAGAACAAACTCACACATTATGGATGAGATTCCTCAGCTAGCTGAATCTGGAGAAACTGACGAACAAAAAGTAAAACACTTTTTAACTGATGAAGATAAAGCGGCCGGAGTTGCGTTTAACAAAGCCGTTATGAAAAAAGTTGTTGCTGACAGATTTTCTGAAAGATATAAAGAGTTAATGGTTGACGCATCTATCTTAGAAAAAGATACTTGGGAAGAACAAAAGAGAGAAGCATTTGGTTGGATGGCAGATAATGATTACCAAACTCCAATTATCGATATTTTGTCTGCAGGAAGAAATATTGATAAGGCAACATTTGTTCAGAAAATTATTAATAATGTAACAATATACAATACAAAACTAGCAAACTTATTATTAGAACAACAATTGTTAGAAGAAAGAATTAAAGCTTGCCAAACAATTGCTGATTGCCACAGACTAAAACACGAGAAATTTGGTGTGGCAATGAGTAAGCAACAAAAAGAAGACGAAAACGTAGAAACAACACCACTCACATTGAAAATGGATTTTTAATGAATCTAGCAATTAACGGAACGTGTGCCAAAGGATGTTCATTCTGTTTTACAAAAGAAGACGCAAGATTAAAACACACATTAGGTAACATGACAATAGAAATGGTTGATAAGATTATCAACCATTACGGTTTATATAAACCCCAAGAAGAAATAACAATACTTGGTGGTGAACCCACACAACATCCAAACTTTACCGACATTTTAGATTATATCTTTAGTAAAAACATAAAGGTAAATCTTGTCAGTAATTTTTTATTTGGTAAAACAACTAGGGAATATATTATCAATAATATAAAAAACATTAGATGGTGTTTCCCCAATGCTGCGGAATTGAATGAAAAGAATAGGATGGTTATTTTCAAAAAGAACTACCTGGAAATTTATAAGGCTTACGCCAACACATGGGGGTTTGATACCAACCCAAGACTTTATTTGGCAATAACCATGTCAAAGGATTGGAAAGACAAAAATTTTTATGAATATGTCAAATGGTTGTATCATGAATTAGATGGTAACGTAAATGCGATTAGAGTTGGTTTAGATCTTACTGGTACGTATCTAATTAATAATAAGGAAATGGGTTCCGAAATTAGTAAGATCCTTAAATTCGGCTTATATAATGGTATTAGGATCACCTCAGATTGCCAGGTCCCACCATGTTTATGGGAGGGTAAAACAAAGAAAGCTGTGCTAGAGAATTCTTTAAACTTTGCCACATTTAAAATACCAGAATATGAAACTATATGTGGTTTTATGCCACTAGACATTTTCCCTGACGGAAGTTCAATTCATTGCTACCCACTACAAGACAAAGTAAAGATTGATAATGTTTTGGAAATCTCAGGGAAAAATGGTATATTAGACCTAAGGGACAAATTCGATGAATTGTACAGTATAAATCATAAAAATTATACAATACCACAAGGTTGCCTAGATTGTGTTTTCTATAAGACAGAGTGTAATGGAATATGTGGTGGTTGCTTAGAAGGTAGCAAATGATGAAAAAAATATTTTCAATACCATTTAATCCAATGCTTTCCGAAGAAGCATTTATAAATAAATTTTATCCATTCTTAGAAAGAAATAAAGAATGGATATATGATGTGTACTTCACATGTAGAATACCGCCTTTTACACAAGATGCGATGGGGTCAACATTCTCTGATGAGTTCAGAGATGCGGTATTCGATAATGCAATGATTGTTCAAAAGGCTTTAGGCATAACTGTAAGTGCAACATTTAATAACGTAAATGTTTCTCCTAAGTTTGATAACTATAAGTTATTTGTTGACAATTTAAAACCTTTATATGAGAAAGGTTTGAGATGCATGACGATACCACATGGTCATTGGGTTGCGATGGGATTAAAGAAACATTTTCCTGAGATGGAAATTAAAAACACAATTCTAAGAAAGGTTGCCACTGGACAAGACTTTTGGTACAACGCCGATCAAGGATTTGATTACATAAATCTCGATAGAATTTTAATGCGTGATGTTGAAGAACTTAAAAATATTAAGCGTGCACAATTAAAATACTATGAAGAGAAGGGTAGGTATGTGAAACTATCTTTACTTGTTAATGAAGGTTGCTTAGGTAGATGCCCAGTTATGGATGAACATTATTCATACAATAATCTAAGAACAAATAATGAGTTACCATATTTTCATCATGAGATATCCAAAGTTACATGTGAATATAAATGGGAAAAAGAAATTAATGCGTTCTTTTTTAAAGCTGCAACCATACCACCATTTAAAGAAGAGTTTGATGAGTTTCTACAATACATCGATGTATTCAAGATGCATGGCAGAGATAGTTTTAATCGATTAGATGAAACTATGGAAATTGTTGACTCATATGTTGCTAGTAATGAAGTGTTAGCCAAATCATCTGAATTGTATTTGGATGGTATTCCTCATGAAGAATTAAAAGGTTGGAGAAATAAAATAAAGAAATGTAAGTTTCAATGCTGGGACTGTAATTACTGTGATATTGTTGCCGATCATAAGAAAAAAACATATGGACTTAATTAAACATATTGACGATTCAATTGAATGGGGTAAACTAGAAGTGTCTAAATTAACACAAGATATTTTAGATATTCATGGAATCACTAGTAATAAAGTTAGATCTTTTCTAAATAACATTTGCGACATCGATGGCGCAACCTATCTAGAGATAGGTGTTTTTCGTGGTGCAACATTTTGTTCTGCGATCTATGGTAATGATATCTATTCAATAGCGATTGATAATTTTATGTCACCTAATCTAACACCACGCGGGGTTAGCCAAAAAATGGGGAACTATTATAAACATAATATCGATGTGTTACCACAAGAAGAATTCTTATCTAACGTAAAAAAATTTGGAGACGTTGATAAAATATCTGTTTATAAAACTGACTATCAATTGTTTGATTTTAAAACACTACCAAATCCTGATATTATTTTTTATGATGGTGAAACTAAATTTCATGATCAATACATTGCTTTAAAAAACATTCTACCAATCATATCAAAAGAAACAATCATAATAATGGATGATTGGAACTGGGATAGTGGTGCGTTTGAAAAGTTT